GCCATCGTCCCACTTCTTTTGTATGGTGCTTACCGGTGGTATGGAGTTGAGAGGAATGAGAAAGTGGACATGATTCATTCACAACTGGAGATTTCCACGCAGCGCGTGAAACATTCTCATGAGTGCCTCAAGTGCGCAAAACTTTTTGAACATACCCATGTTATTCATGATGTTGCCGCAAGTATGAAAGATCTTCCTATTTGTGGCACATGTGCTCCCACAACTGAAGCTCTCTTTGATGAAGTGCAACAAGTTGTTGTCTTTTCTCGACGAGATGTACTTTCAACTGAAAGTGTAGACGTTAAGCCTATTTCCAACTTCTTTACAGAGGAACAGATGGATTGCCTTAAGGAGAGTCGCGTGAGCGATTCCATCTTTGAAGAGCTCTCCGCCTCTGGAGATCCGAAGACTAAGAAACGTGCCATTCGAATTCAACTCACGACATCAGGTGACCCAAAAACTCTCCGCAAGAAGAAAATTACTGTTGAAGCTGAATTTCGAAGTGATCAAGGTGCCCATGAAGTCTCTGAAAAAGTGCGCAACAATGTGTACCAGATTGCAGTTGGTGATGGCGAGAATTTTCCTTCGTCTCTGAAGATTGTTATTCTTGCCGGACGAATTGGACTTACTGTTGCCCACATAGTTCCATACCTTGAGAAGAACTCTCATGTGAAACTTACTAGCACTTCCGCGCCCGATGGGTATATTTTCAAGGTGTCAGAGTTAATACATCATCAAGTCCTTGGGCGGGATGGCGTATCAAAAGATCAACTCTTAATTGAATTCCCTAAGCGTTTCCCAAGCCATCAGCAAATTCTCAAAAACGTCGCCTCGTCTGAGGATATGTCCATAAGTAAGCTTCCAGTTGTTCTTGTGAATCCTAGTCACAAAAATATCGTCTATTTGAAGTACGGAATGGCTACGGCACATGATAAGATCCTGAAATATAATAATGAGAATAATCAGGTGCTTAGCGTACGATCGTACTATTCGTATGAATTTGAGACAGCTCCCGGTGACTGTGGAAGTGTGATGGTTGGAATCGGACATGCTATCCAACACAAAATTATGGCGATTCACATTGCTGGTAGTGTTGGCCGAGGATATGGATCTCCTTTGAATCGAGCGGATTTGGAAGAGGCTCTTGCAAAATTTGACATTTCTGCTCAGATTCGCCTTGATTTGGATCCGATTTTGACCAAACCATCTTCTCAAATCGCTTTGCCTGAGGGAAATTTCGTGCGCGTGGGATACCCCATTTACAGCGTTCCCCGGCCCCTCAAAACGAAGTTGCGCAAGAGTGCCGTTTTTGAACAAATTGTGAGGTCAACCACTGCACCCAGCGTTCTTGCCAGTTTTTGGAAGGACGGTCAACATGTTGATCCCCTTATGAAAGGTTTGAAGAAAGCTGGATCTTTGCCACCTCCAATTGATCTTGATCTGTTAGACGCATGTGTGAACGACGTTTCCCGCTTGTTGTCTGATAAAAGGGATCCTGAACACCAACGTATTCTCACGAATTTTGAGGCTGTGGCTGGAATTGAGTTGGACGATTTTGCTCCTGGCATTACACGAACAACTTCCCCTGGTTTTCCCTTGGTGCGTGAAGGTAAAGGACCTGGAAAAGGCAAGCAAAAGTGGCTTGGCACTGATGAATATCTTTTACCGCCTGATATTGAAGCAGAGATGGAACGCATTGAAATGAATGCTGCTAGGGCTATTCGGACACCCACTATCTGGACCGATACCCTTAAAGACGAACGCCGTCCTCTTCAAAAGGTTGCAGATGCTAAGACGAGAGTTTTCTCTGCTGGACCAATGTGTTACACGTTGGTTTTTCGTAAATACTTTCTTGGCTTTTCTTCGCATTGCGCAAAGAACCGCATTCACAATGAGATTGCGGTTGGCACTAATGTCTATTCAATGGATTGGCATTGTATCGCTGAGCGCATGCAGAGCAAGGGTAAGAAAGTGATTGCTGGAGATTTCTCCAATTTTGACGGGACCCTTGTCAGTGAAATCCTGTGGGCAATTCTTGACATCATCAATCAATTTTATAATGATGGTGAGAAGAATGCGCTCATTCGGGAAGTCCTCTGGTGTGAGATCGTTAATTCTGTCCATGTATTTGACAGTTCTGTCTACATTTGGACACACTCCCAACCTTCTGGTTGTCCTTTGACAGCGATTATTAACTCAATCTATAACTCGCTGTCAATGCGGTACGTATGGATGCTGGTTGTTCCTCAAGAATTGAAGAACATGCAAGCATTCCAACGTAATGTTGCAATGATCGCATATGGAGATGACAATATCGTCAACATTTCTGATGGGGTCATTGACATTTTCAACCAAGTCACCATCGCCGCTGGTTACGCCACATTTGGAATGACGTATACCGACGAAGCCAAAAGTGGAGAACTTATTCCATTCCGGTCGCTTGATGATATCAGTTTCCTCAAGCGAACGTTTCTCCGTGATCCAGCTGGAATGTACCGTGCCCCTCTCTCTCTAGATACTGTGCTTGAGATGACGAATTGGATCCGAGGGGACATGGATGAAGAGGCCAAAACATGCGAAAATATGGAAACTGCAGCTTTTGAGCTTAGTCTCCACCCAGACGCAGTGTTTCACCGTTGGATTCCACAATTTCGAGCCGCCGGAAGTACGCTCGATGATCAACCGCAGCTCATGACTCTTTCAGAGTATAGAACTTCAGTTCTTCTGAAAATGCAGGGTCTTTGTGCTGCATCTTAAATCCTTCTCCAGGGGCTTGTTCTCATTCGCCGTACGAGACAAGCAGCAAAGCCCGATGGAAGGTTGCTTTTGCAAGTGGAGAATGTGCTTTTGCTTTTTCTATTGATTAATGTGTGCCACTATAAATCCAGGCTATTAATCCGGCGCTTTAAAGTAAGAAGCTTGACTCAGCCTTACAAGTTAGTAAACTCAAGAAGTCGCTACAAACATCGAAAATCTTACCCCTGATACCCTGGACACACAACAAACTACTACGTTTGCTGATGATTCTACTTTGACTGAATATTCTAAACCTATGATTTCTAAGGATTTACAATGGATAGCAATGGGAGATGAAACTAAAATGCATTCTATTAAAGATATTTTGTCTCGTCCTGTATTAATTAAACAAGGAGAATTTATTAGCACTCCTACTTCTGCTGAACTTGGTGGTTTTAGGTTTAAATTCCCTGATATTATTTTTCAGAAGTCCCCGAACGTTATAGACAAGTTGAATTACTTTGCTTATTTTCGTGCTAACGTATGCGTCCGCATCTTGATTAACGCAACTCCCTTTATGAGTGGCCGTTATTGGATGTTTTTCGCTCCTTTCGACTCTACCTGTAATCGTCGAGCTATGGCTAAATTGGGTACTTCTTGGAATCCAGGAACAGATATCTACTTTCCTAATATTACTGGCTATCCTGGGGTTGAAATAGATTTAGCAACTAATTCTCCTGCACAAATTAAAATTCCTTATTGCGCTCCTTTATCTCATTACAATCTAGTAAGTACACAAGGTAATATGGGTGAATGTTTTATCGTTCCTTTAAATCTTATTAATGATGGTGCTACCTCTATTCCTGTTGGAGGCGGTGCATCCTATTCTGTCTATGCTTGGTTTGAAGATATTGATTTGGCTATGCCTACATCAAAACCTGTTACTGTTCCTGCTTTGGAGTCACTCCCGCGTGCTCAGATTGGTAGTGAAGAGTCCGCTACTGCTTCTAAACCCATTAGTGAGGTTGCTTCAAGTGTGGCTACCACTGCTCGTAAGATGAATAATATTCCCGTCTTCGGTCCTGCAGCTCGAGCTGTTGACTGGGTTTCAACTGCTATCTCAGGTGCTGCTTCAACTTTTGGTTGGAACAAGCCCACTGATATGGCCAAGTTGGAATCTTTTGCACCAATTCCCGCTAAAGGCTATACTAATGCCAATGGAATTGATAATTCAGTAAAACTTTCTGCAATGCCTGACAATGGATTAACTTACTCGGATAGCGTTTTCTCTAGTAAAGTTGATGAAATGGATATTGCTTATATTGCTAGTAAATCTTGTATTTTCGCTGATAACATTGGGTGGAAAACTGTAGAGCCATCTGCTACTATCCTTTATCAGTTTCCCGTTGCTCCTGGAGTTTTACAAAACAAATATGCTAATTCCCCTCCTCAGCTTTATCCTTCAACTTTAGCTTATCTTGCTTCAATGTTCTCTTTTTGGCGAGGAGGCTTGACTTATCGTTTAACTGTTGCGAAGACTGCTTTTCACACTGGCCGACTTAGGATTACTTACCATGCTGGAATTAGTTCTTTGGCTGGTAGTCCCACTACTTTCCAAAATGCTTACAACTGGGTGTTGGATTTGTCTGTTTCTTCAGAAATTACTTTTACAATTCCTTACGTATCCAATGTTCCTTGGAAACACGTTAGAATCGCTTCTGAATCAGGATTTGCTACTAATGAGGCTTTAATGACCGGTTATGTAACTGTCGAAGTTCTCACTGCTTTGCGTCGTGCTAGTGATTCTGTCACTAACGACGTTCCTATCAATATGTGGATTAGCGGAGCTGAAGATATTGCCTTTGCCGTCCCAAACTTCGGTGATTATGCTGTTTATGATTATCCCGTTACTCCTACTGAACTTGATGATGAAGAATTACCCCGTGCTCAGATTTTCAATCAAACTACCCCTTCCACATCCCATAATGAACAAGTTCAGGATGATAGTGTAAAGGTTTTTGAAGCTCCTCCGCTTAGTCTTACTGGTTTTGAGGAATTATCTGTTGGAGAGAAGATTACTAATTTACGACAGGTTATTAAGAGGTTTTGCATTATGAATTATTCAGTACCCTTTCCTTATTTGGATAATACTACTGGGGCCTACATTGGCGGATTGGATCACAGTGTTTTGGATCATACTTTTAATCAAATCACTTTGGACCCGGCTTATTTTGGCGAAGCTTCTACTTCCTCTACCGATAATCAAATGATTTCATATCCCACTTCTAGAGCAGGCGCCACCGGTGTTGTTACTTTAGCCGATTACACCGCAATGATACGTTTTAAATCTATGCATCCACTATATCGCGTTTCTTATCTATTTAGATTTTATAGAGGAGGTGTTCGTTACAAAGTTGTTTCAATTCCCTCTATTGCAACCCAGTGCACCACCCAAGGTTTTGCTACTGCAACTGCGGGTACAGTTCACGGTTATACTAATGTTATAGATGGTGTTAATACCCTTCCAACCCGCTCTGCATTGCCAACTTTTGCCGTCCGAGACCATGAAATACTTGATAATGGACTTGCCGAACGACCCTTTATGGACACTTTCGGAAATATCAACAATATGCAACGTTTTGAGCATTTGGCTGCTTCTGATTTGAATAATGTTTTAGAATTTGAAGTTCCTTATTATAATTCTATTCCTATTTCCGTTGTTTGTGAAAAAGTCGTTACTAATACTGATGGTCCTTTAATCCGTAGAAATAAAATCTTTTTGCGGCGTTCTCACGATCCTGCGGGAATGGACACGCCCATAACTGATTTTCAAACTACTCTTTATGGGCCAGTGGTGCGATCCAAACTCACTACTGATGCCACATCTGGAGGTGTTACTCGCCCCACTTTTGGCGGTGCTTATATTTATCAAGCTGCCGCCGACGACTTTTCTTTTGGTTATTTAGTCGGTCCTCCTGCTATCACTCAAATAACCTATGTTTAATTTACTATAAGCTTGCTTAATGCTAGGCTAGCCGTGTAGTTGATACTTTATCTATCCGAAAGGGTGGTCACCTTGTTATAACACGCAAGGTCCTGATTGTAACAACAGTCAGATCTTAATGAACCACCACGGGTGGATGTAGTTAAATCTGAACAGCAATTAGGTTCAGCCCTTTCGGTTAAAATTATCCTATTTCTTTGTTCAGGTTTAAGCCCCCTG